ACTGTATTAGTCAACATATCAGAGCAAGAAGATGGCGTAATTGCCACGGGTAATGTTGGTACGGTTGCACCATCTAGATCAATATCCATATCTGGAGTATCACTAACTGGCTCTGTCGGAACGGTTAATAAAGGCTACGGTCTTACTGGAAACCAGTCAACCTTGTCGGCTGGCTCGGTAGTTGGCACTAGATCAAAATCAATAACTGGAAATGTGGCTACTGGCTCAGTAGGCACAATGGGCGCAGAGGTTATAACCTTCATTGCCATATCTGGAAATTCTGCAACTGCTTCAGTCGATAGCGTTACAAATGCCTTATCTATTGCGATAATTGGGGTTGAGGCATCTGGCTCGGTCGGCACAATGATTGGCTTTGGCTGGGGCGCAGTACCAGACACGCCAGAGACTTGGACAGCACAATCAGACACATCGGAAGATTGGACACCAATCACAGATACATCCGAGAGCTGGAGTCCCGTCTCAGACACATCGGAAAATTGGTCGGAAATATCGGACAATTCAGAAACATGGACGCAAGTCCCAGCATGAAGGTGAACTATGGCAGATACCACAACAACGAACCTATTACTGACTAAACCCGAAGTCGGGGCTAGTACCGACACATGGGGTACAAAAGTCAATACAGACTTAGACCTTATCGACGCTCTGTTTGATACTGGTCCATTACTCAAAGTTGCCAAGGGCGGTACAGGTGTAGGCACAAGTACAGGTAGTGGCGCAAATGTCTTAGGCACTAGCCCTACGATCAACAACCCCACAGTCACCAACTATGTCGAGTCTGTGGTGGCTATCGGTAACTCAGGCACGACTCAGACCTTGGCACTTACCAATGGAACTGTGCAAACTGTGACTATGACAGGTAACTGCACATTCACCATGCCAACTGCTACGGCTGGTAAGTCATTCATTCTGATTGCGGTGCAAGATGCAACTGGATCACGCACAGCAACATTCACAAGTGTTAAGTGGGCTGGTGGAACTGCACCAACATTGACCACTACGGCAACCACAGGGCGAGACATCTTGACCTTTGTTGCTGACGGCACTAACTGGTACGGCACTTACGCACAGGCGTTTGCATAATGTTTGCATCAAAAGATACTCTGCTGACAAGACCTAGCGGTGGCTATTCAATAGCCCGTAGTGTGCGGTTGCGTAGAAGCGCAAGTGGAGATTTTACTAGGACTCCAGCAAGCACAACTAATCAAAAACAATGGACTTGGAGTGCATGGATTAAGCGTGGAGTTTTAATACAAACTCAAACTATTTTTTGTGGTGGTGGGTCTACTAATGATTTAACACAACTTTATTTTAATTCTGGTGATGCTATTGGATTTAACCAAAACATTGGTGGTATTACTTCGGCAGATTTATTAACTTCAAGTGTGTATAGAGACTTATCTTCTTGGTATCATATTGTTGTTGCATATGACTCAACTCAGGCAACAAGTTCTAATCGAGTTAAATTGTATGTAAATGCAACGCAATTAACTTCATTTAGTTCTACAACTTATCCCGCTTTAAATGCAAACTCTTATATAAATACTAATGTTTTGCAATCTACAGGAAGAATTTCAACTTCTGCCACGCAATACTTTGATGGATATATAACTGAAGTTAATCTAATTGACGGACAAGCCTTAACCCCATCTTCATTTGGTGAAACAGACTCCATCACAGGCGTATGGAAACCAAAAGCATATTCTGGTACTTACGGCACAAATGGCTTTGAACTGAACTTTAGCTATAACTCTGCCTCTACTGCTACGACTATCGGCAAGGACTACTCTGGCAACGGCAACAACTGGACACCTAATAACATTAGCGTGACTGCTGGTGTTACATACGACAGCATGGTGGACTCTCCTACTGTGGGTTCGTTGAGTAGTAACTATGCGGTGTTAAATCCATTAGCCCCTAGTACATACATAACGCTATCTAGTGGAAATTTAAAAGCAACAGGAAATACTGCTACAAATAGCGGAATGAGTGTTGCATCTTTTGGTGTATCAACTGGAAAAATTGTTTGGGAAGAAACTATAAATACTGTTTCTGGTAATTTCCCTGGCATTGGCGCAACCACTGTCATACTTTCTGACGGCAACGGACAAAATCCAGCCGCATCAAACACGCTAGGTGTTTACTATCGTGCAAATGGTGACATTTATAAAAACTCATCATCTTTAGTTGGAAGTTATACCGCTTTAAGTGCTACCAATGTTGTTAGGTTTGAACTTGATGCAGATGCTTTAACTTGTGCTATTTATAGAAACAATACATTAGTAGTTACAGTAACTGGATTAACTGCTGGAACTTTTTATCCTTCTAATGTTCAATACAACGGCTCTATAAGCGATATAAATTTTGGTCAACGCCCTTTTTCAAATACGCCAAATACAGGCTTTGTTGCACTAAACACATATAACCTACCCGCATCAACCATCAAGAATGGTGCGGGTTATATGAGTTCTGTTTTATATACTGGAGATGGAAATACCAACAGAAGTATCACTGGCGTTGGATTTCAAACAGATTTCAACTGGACTAAGAGTAGGTCGTCTGCTTCGTATTCGCATCAACTATCTGACTCAGTACGAGGTTTTAGCAAGTACCTTTATTCAAATGCAACAAACTCAGAAGGCACAGATGCCACGAACCATATTCAATCTGTTAACTCAGATGGATATGTAATTAACTCAGGCGCATCATTCAATGCAAGCGGTGTTACTTATGTTGCGTGGAACTGGAAAGCGGGAACAACATCCGCATCCAACACTAACGGCACTATCACATCAACTGTAAGTGTGGGTGCTACGCAAGGCTTTAGCGTGGTGACTTGGACGGGAACTGCTAGTGGCGCAACTGTTGGGCATGGGTTAGGCGTTGCTCCAAAAATGATTATTATTAAAAATCGTTCTTCTGTGGCAAATTGGGCTGTTTGGCATACATCGTATGGTGGTTCTACAAATACAGATTATCAATATTTAAACGACACAATGGCAAAAGGCGGTGGCGGTGCGGCTAATAACTGGAATGGCACAGCACCAACATCCTCAGTATTTAGCGTTGGAGATACAGCCGCTTCTAATGGTTCTAGCGCACTTATGGTTGCTTATGTATTTTGTGCAGTAGCAGGGTATTCAGCCTTTGGTTCGTACACGGGTAACGGGTCTACTGATGGGCCTTTTGTGTACACGGGGTTTAGACCGAGGTTTGTGTTGGGGAAAGCAAGTTCTGGAACAAACGCATCAACTTCTAATTGGTTCATGATGGATAGCGCAAGAAATACTTATAACGTGGCAAATCTTCGGTTATTTGCAAATCTTAGTAATGCAGATAACACTCAAGACATTTTAGATTTTACGTCTAATGGATTCAAACTACGCACTAATAACACTAGCGAAAATACTAGCGGAGATACTTACATTTACATGGCATTTGCCGAAAACCCATTCAAGAACGCTTTAGCGAGGTAATATGTTTAAACACAACGACACAACAATCCCACTTGATACTCCATTCACCATTGATGGAACTTCATACCCACAGAATTGGCTTAGGTTAACAAGCCTTGCTGAGAAGCAAGCAGTCGGCATCACAGAGGTTGCAGATGTAACCACAACTTACGATGACAGATTTTATTGGGGCGTAGACAACCCTAAACTATTGAACGACAGGGAAGAGTCAGACCAAGACGGCAACCCAATGTATGTCAAGGTTCTTGGCGTAGTGGATGGCAAGCCAGCAATGGTTGACTCCACAGAACGCTTGGTCACCAAGGGACTCAAGTCAAACTGGACTGCACAAGTCAAGGACACGGCAAACAAGTTATTGGCTCAGACCGATTGGATGGTCATTCGTAAGGCAGAGCGTGATGTTGCTATACCTGCGGCTACGGCTACCTATCGTGCGGCTGTGATAACTGAGTGTGCAAGACTTGCTGCTGCAATAGCTGGTGCTGCCGATGTACCTGCATTGATAACCGTTGTGACCAATCAGAACTGGGGCGAGGAATGACATCAGAGCACACAACTGAAGGCGCTGCTGCAATCGTCGCCAAGGTAGCACCTCCAGTTACCGTATCCATTGCAACTATTGCTGGCTATCAGGTCAGCGAAGTATTGATTTGGGCTACTCTGATCTACACGATCTTGATGATCTGCCACAAGTGTTACCAGATTTATAAAGAGGTCAAAGATTGACCCTTTCTCTTTACTCATGCTGGCACAGGGTGCTTTCAGCGCTATCAAGCAAGGGTGCGACTTTCTACACCAAGGTCGTATTCAGCTTGAGTCTGCTAAGAAAACCATTGAGGGAGTGCAGTCAGACCTTAAGGCAGTCAAGGGGATATTTGACTGGTTTATTGGTCTCTTTTTCTCCAAGCAAGATAAGTCTGAAATTGCAAAGCCTGTGGCGCAAGCGAAAGCCAAAGCAGTCGCAGCCAAGCAGTCCTACGAAGAGATGGAGTTACAGCTCATTAAAAGTGTGGGCGACAACATTGGTACGCTCTTTGACACGCAACAACAAATAAACAACTACTACGCGGAACTCGAAGAGGAATCAAAGACCAACTACAACCCAGAGCAAAACACCAGCAAGAAGGCTATTGAGCGTGCTTTGATTGAGTTGCAGATGGAGAAGTTGATGGAGCAGACCAGAGAGGCGATGGTCTATGCACCGCCAGAGTTGAAGGACTTGTACAGCAGATTCTTGGTGATGCATGGAAAGATTGAGCGTGAGCAGGAGTGGGCAAGGTCTGAGACGATTCGTAGGACTAGGCTGGCAAGATGGAAAAGGGAGACGCAAGAGATAAGAAGGATTGAGTTGATAAGTGGCGCTATTGCTGTGACATTCATTTCTTTAATTTTTGGATGGTTGATGTGGCAACTACGAGACTTATCTGGTGGGTTTTGATTGGAGTAGCAGTTTGTTTAATTGTTGCGGTCACCTCAATGGCTTATGTGGAAACTTTGTACATGAAGGCTCAGTTAAAACAGGAAATCAAGGAGTTGCGTAAACTCAAACGAGAACTCAAGGAGGCTAAATGAATGACTTACTCAATCTTCTCAAGGGTGTCGCACCCACGCTGGCAATGGCTGTCGCTGGTCCTATGGGTGGTGCTGCTGTTACCGCTTTGGCTAGTAAGTTTGGCGTGTCTGATAGTGTTGATGCCGTTGCAAAGGCTATTGCTGGCGATCCAGCAGCAACTGCGAAGCTGGCGGAAGTAGAGGCAGACTTTGCCAAGGCTGAATTAGAAGCCGTTACAAAGCGCTGGGAAGCAGACATGAAGTCTGACTCCTACCTATCAAAAAACATTCGTCCTATGACGCTTATAGCGATTCTGAGCGCATACTTTCTGTTTGCCATGATGTCTGCATTCAATGTCAATGTGAATGAGACCTATGTCAAGCTACTAGGTGAGTGGGGTCAGCTAATCATGCTGGCGTATTTTGGTGGTCGTACCGTTGAGAAGGTAATGGAGAAACGCAAATGATTGAATTCTTAAGAGAGTTATTTCTTGCTAGGGTTAACCGTCCGAAGCCGACAGTAGAAGAGGTCGAAGTCCAAGTCTGGGCATTTGTCGTCAAGTCAATCACCGTCATGGTGCTTGGCATTGCGTTTGGTGTTTTGTATCTGATCGGGTTTGAGAAGCAAGACGCTGAACTCGCGCCAATCGACTCTGTATTCCTCGAAATCTTGAAAGCCATTGCGTTCATGGGTGTCGGCACTATGGGCGGTATCTCAGGACGCAAGGCATCGACTGCCATTGCCAAAGCCATTGTGGGAGAAGACGATGCAACTAAGTGAACACTTCACACTTGAAGAGGCAACGCACTCCGATACCGCCACAAGGCTAGGTATCAGCAACCAGCCAGACGCACAGCAACTAGAGAACATGAAGACGGCTGCTGCTAGCATGGAAAAGGTCAGAGAGCTACTTGGTAAGCCTATCAACATCAACTCATGGATACGACTGCCAGAGGTCAATGTTGCTGTTGGCGGTAGCAAGGTATCGAGTCACATGGACGGCTGGGCTATTGACTTTGTGTGTAGAGGCTTTGGCACGCCACTAGAGGTCTGTAAGGCTATCGACGCAGCAGGTATCAAGTTTGACCAGATGATCCATGAGTTTGGAGATAAGGGCTGGACTCACATCTCATTTGCGCCAGCAATGCGTCAGCAGAAACTCACCATCTTTAGACCTCAAAACAAATACGCCATCGGCTTGTTGACGCAAGACGAGTACAACAAGGCAGTATGACAAACTTCTACCAGCAGCTCCAGACTCCAGCCGTACCAGACCTGCCTAATCCGCAAGAAAGGTATGACCGTCTGACTGTTGCGCAGACGAATGGTGCGTTGCGCACCTTCTTCTTGAAGTTAACCAATGCGTTGCAATCCATTGCGTCACCTCGCGGTGGTAGGTTTATAAACAACCCTTACGGGGCATTTCAAGACGGTACAGACCAGACGGCTACGGCTAACACCGCCACGGTGATGACATTCAATACAACTGACTACGCCAATGGGGTGACTGTCGTGACGAGTGGCGGTAAGGCATCGAGACTGACTGTGGCTCAGGCTGGCATCTATAACCTGCAATTTAGCGTGCAGTTTGAAAATGCAGACACGCAAGAGCATGATGCGACTATCTGGTTGCGTAAAGATGCGTCTGGTGCTGGAACTGACATTGCTGGATCGGCTGGACTTGTAGGTGTACCAAGTAAGCATGGCAGTTTTAATGGTCACACTATCGTTGGTTGGAACTACTACATAAGCCTAAACGCAAACGACTTTGTAGAGATATGGTGGTCAACACCAGACACCAATGTAACCATCCAAGCCTATGCTGCTGGAGTATCACCAACAAGACCGTCAACGGCATCAGTCGTTGCGACAATGACATTTGTGTCCAATCTTTCAGCATAATTAGACCCTATGGCACTCGTACC